CGCGAAGCAGGAGGCTGAGGGGTAGCCCTTGGGAGAGGTTCTCGACGTCCTTCAGTACACGAGCCCGAAGTTCAAGGTGCTGTACCCCGAGTATTCGGTGGGGAAGAAGTACCTGGTGTTCAAGGGCGGGCGTGCTTCCACGAAGAGCTGGTCGATAGCGAGGGCGCTTATCGACCATGCGTGCACGTACGACGGCCTGAGGGTGGTTTGCGGGCGCGAGATCATGAAGAGCATCGCGGATTCCTCGAAGAAGCTGCTGGAGGACACTATAGGGCGTGCCGGCAAGTGGGGAGAGTTCAAGAGCACTGCGAGCTACATCGAGAACGTTCGTACGAAGGCTCGTTTCACGTTCATGGGCCTTAGGGACAACCCGAATTCCGTTAAGGGCCTGGAAGGCACGGACATCTTCTGGGGTGACGAGGCGGACTCTTTCAGCCAGGAGAGCCTCGACCTGCTCTGCCCGACGATGCGCAAGCGCGGTTGCAAGGTGATATTCAGCTACAACCCTCAGTTGCCTACTACCCCGATAGAGAGGCTGCAGCGCGACAAGGCCGACCGCACGGTGACGGTTTTCATCAACTACCTGGAGGTCATCCGTTACCTACCGCCGGAAGTGGTGGCGGAGGCGGAGGAGTGCAGGGAGAAGGAGCCGGACAAGTACCGGTGGATATGGCTTGGCGAGTACAGGAGCCAGAGCCAGAAGACGTTCATACCCCTGAAGTACGTGACGGACGCTTGGAACCGTGCCGCTGCCAGGAGCGACGACGGTGTCGTGGCGGGACTGGACATCGGTCTTTTCCACGACCGGAGCGTGATGGTGATCCGGCAGGGGTACAACCTCATTTACGGCCACGAGTGGCGTAACGTGAAGAACAAGGAGCTCACGCAGCAGGTGATAGGGCTGTGCACGAAGTGGGGTGTTCAGCGGCTCGGCATCGACGCCGTTGGGCAGGGCTACCCCGTGTACCAGGACCTGAGGGAGGAGCTGGGAGAGGTCGCCATACCGCTGAACACCGGCATGGAGGCGAGGAACAGGAAGAAGTACGTCCGCATGCGTGACGAGATGTGGGGCATGGAGAAGGAATTCCTCCCGCAGGCGTGCTTCAACGGCGTGGGAACGCTCGAGGAGTGGACGACCGACCTCACGAACATAGAGTTCTTCTACGACTCGAAGGGCCGCTACAGCATCGAGAGCAAGAGGAGCTACATAGGGCGCGGGTTCCCGAGTACGGACTGGGCCGACGCGCTTGGGCATTCTCTGCTCGTGAGTCCGGTCAGGCCGGCATCCGAGGCGTATGTGCCGAGGTCGCCCGAGAGGGAACTATTAAGCCGCGAAAGGAACGAATACGGATTTTCAGGAGACTGGATGGGAATATGACCGCCGCCGAGGAGAATTTCAACATTGCGCCGTCGGAGCCCTTTAGCTTCAACCCCAACACGATAGCGCCTAGCCTCTCGAAGGTGAAGCTCGACGACTTCACGGACCCGGATTCCTCGTGGCTCGAGGACGACGGCAAGTACATGGAGACCCCCGACGAGCAGACGGGCCTGAACCCCATGCAGGTGAGGAAGCTCTGCGAGAAGGCGGCGGACGACTTTTCCCGCGCGTCGAGCTACTGGGAACGCCACTACGAGGAGATGCGCAAGGACTGGGAGTTCTACGGAGCGCGAGACCAGTGGACGCAGGAGGCGAAGCTGCAGAGGCAGGGACGCCCCATCCTCACGATACCGATCCTGGGAAAGTTCGTCAAGAGGATTGTCGCCGAGACTAAGAAGAACCCGCCTAGCGTGAAGCTGAACCCGCGCGAGGACGCTGACGTGAACAAGGCCGAGGTGGGCATGGGCCTCGTGAGGTACATCGAGGACGTGTCGGGCGCGAAATACGCGTACAGCCACGCTCTCGAGTGCGCTGCGGTGGGAGGTCTCGGCTGGATCAAGGGCAAGATGGACCTGAAGCGCCACACGTTGCGCATCGACAAGGTCAAGGACGCGTTCAGGTACTACATGGACCCCGACGCCGAGCGCGAGGACGGCAGCGACGCTACGTTCTTCATTTCCCGCTACAAGAAGACGAAGAACCGGCAGATTACCTGGTGCTACGAGTACTGGTGGAAGGAATGGATCGACGGCGAGAACGCCGACGGTGTTTTCTGGGCGCTTATCGACGGGACGGATGTCGTGGACTACGGCAGGTTCCCCGGCGAGATCATCCCGATATTCCCGGTAATCGGCGAGGACATCGTCTACGAGGGCGAGCGTGTCGTTAAGGGCATCGTCCGCGACATGCAGGACAGCCAGCGCAGCTACAACTACCTGAAGAGCCAGGAGGTCGAGACCATCGCCCTCACCCCGAAGGCGCCCATCATGGCGGAAGAGGGGACGATACCGAAGGAATACGAGCGCGACTGGAACAACTGCACGAAGAACCCGACGAAGGTGCTGAAGTACAGGTCGACGAACATGGACGGCGAGCCGACGAAGAACAAGCCGGAATTCCTCGCGATGAAGGCGGACACGCAGTGGATGCGCGAGGCGGCAGTCGGCGCCATCAACGACCTGAAGGAAGTGACGGGCATCTACGACACGGCGCTGGGTTCTGACTCGAAGGAACTTTCGGGCAAGGCGATTATCGCGAAGCAGATCACGGCGGACGCGGGACAGTTCACGTATACCGAGCACCTGCAGATGACGATACAGCAGGTGGGCCGTTGGCTCATGCAGTGCATCCCGTACGTGTACAGGGAGGAGCGCGTGATACGCATCCTCGGCGAGGACGGCAAGCTGAAGAGCGTGAACCTCGACGCCCCAATGGGCCCGAACACGCCGGAAGGCGAGCAGGTCCCGATAGACCTGGACTTTACCGAAATGGACATTTCCGTGGGCAGCGGGAACAGCTACGCGACGAGGAGGGAGGCCGGCGTGGACGCCTTCCAGAGCATCATGCAGGCCATCCCGAACACGGCTACCGCCATCGCTGACTTGGCCGTGAAGAACATGGACATCCCGTGGGCGAACGAGGCCGCCGAGCGTCTCCATGCCATGCTGCCGCCGGAAATCAAGGCTGCGGAGAAGGCGCCTAAGGGATTCGTGCCGGCGGCGCAGCTCGAACAGGCCATGCAGATGTTCGAGCAGACGAAGCAGGCGAACATGGAACTGCAGCAGCAGATGCAGGCGCGCATCGTCGCGCTGGAAGGCGAGCTCAAGAACCAGATCCAGGGCCGCATAGCCGCCGAGCGCGTCAAGGGAGAGTACAGCCTTGCCGAGACGCAGATAAAAGAATTCAACGCGAACGAGCGCGAGGCTATGAAGGTGCAGGCCGACGTGGAGAAGACCTCTGCGAAGGTGCAGACGGACCTTATCAAGGAAGTCGGCAAGCGCGCCATAGAGACGGCACGCGCGAACTCGGGTACGGTGTTGCCAGGAACTACGTCCAGGACGGACGTTCCCGGCATATCGGGCCGCGTTCCGCAGGAGGCCCGCACCGCTCCGAATCTCGCCTTCAAGAACGCGACGCTGAACGACGACGAACTCAGCCAGACGGACATGCTTATGAACTTGAAATAGCTCCGGTAGGAACTATTAAGACAAAATTTGGGCTCCCCCACCTCGCGGGAGTAAAAGCGGCGAGGGATAGTACGCAGCGGGTTTCCGGAATACGGCCCCAACCGGAGGAAGGATTCAGCGGCGGTAGACAGCACCGGGTATCGGCGACCGGTGGCCCCATAAGGGCCGAAAGACTACCGAGATAGGACGCATACCATGGCGAAAACGATGGAAGAAGAGATAGACGGACTGGACCTCACCGGTAACTACACTGGGGAGGGTGCAGCCGACGGCACGGAAACGAGGGAACCCGAGAAGCCTGAGGAGACGAAGGCTGCGGAGGAACCGGAGAAAGGCAAGGAACCGGACCCGGGACAGCCGCCTAAGGAAGAACCCGCCAAGGAAGAGACGCCGAAGGGCGAACCTGGCGCGGGCGAGGCCGGAAAGGAACCCGCGAACCCGTTCGGCACGAAGGGACATACCCCGAAGGGCGTACAGGAACGCATCAACGAGCTTTCCCGCAGCAACCGCGAGCTGAAGGAGCAGAACGCGCGCATCATGAGGGAGCTGGAGGACTTCAAGAAGGGACTCCCGCAACCGAAGGAGAAGACG